CCAATGCCGACACCAACATGAAGGATGAGCAAAACTACGTGAATCAGGGCGACGGGCTGTGGGGGCGAATCAAGCGCATGTGGAACTGGCAGCCCGGCATGGGCGGCGGCGGAAACGGTCACGCAGAAGCCTCTGTCGCGCCAAAATCGGCCGCCGCCAGCAACGCGCCTCACGGCGATGTCTATCTAGATGGCAACAAGGTCGGCAAGCACGTAGCCCGCACTCTCTCCATGCCGCTCGGATCGGGCATGTACACCGGCAACATCGACAACAACGTCTCACTCCCAATGCCCGGACTTCGATAAATGGCCTCGCAGACTGTACTCACGCTCGGCGATTTCGTATTCCAGGATCTGGAGGTGCCAGAAAGCATCGGTTTTGGACTCGAACAGCGCCTGGCAGTCAAGAAGTTGGTGGGCGGTGTGCGCGACATACAGGCGCTTGGGCCCGATCCTCGACCGATCGACTGGTCGGGGATTTTTCTTCCTACGCCAGAAGGTGAGTCGGCACTCGATCGCGCTGAAGCCATCAAGTCGATGGTGATTCAGGCGCAGCCGGTGACGCTCTCGTGGGACCGGATTTACCTGATGGTCTATATCCGGTCATTCGATCCGGATTATCGCTTTGCACGAATCCCGTACCGAATTTCGTGTGAGGTGATTCAAGACCTGACGACGCCCGACGACCTCAGCGCCGAACCAGATGCGGACGATCTGATCGACGGCGACATGAATTCGATCAATAACGTGGTTCCCGGTATCGGCGACAGTACGCTTTCCAGTCTCACCGCTACGCTGTCGAACGCTGTCAGTTCCGTAAAGACGTTCGTCGGCGCGGGCGTCAGCACGATTTCATCCGTGCTTCAGCCTCTCAATGCGGCGCGATCCCAAGTTCTGTCGTTGATCGGCGCTACGGATAGTGTTCTGAACAGCGTGGCGACGGTCGGCGGGATTCTGCCGGGCGTACCTATCGCCCAGAACATTTTCAAACTGGAATCACAGGTTAATGGTGTCGCGCGGATGACTGGCCTGCTTCAGTTGAATGGCTACATGGGCCGCATGAGCATCAACCTCGGCCAGATCAATTCGAGCGTCAGGACCATCACTGTAGGCGGCGGCAATCTGTACGACCTGGCTGCGAAGGAATACGGCAATGCGATGGGCTGGGTCAACATCGCCAAGGCCAACAACCTGACCGATCCGACCATCACGGGTATTTCGACGCTCGTCATTCCACCCTTTAGCAACGATTCCAGCGGGCTCTTAACTGCATGACATCATTCACCTTCTCTCAAGGGCGCCAGCCTCGCGGTGCCGTGAGGGTGAATGGCACGCTGATTACGGGGTGGATAGATTTCACAGTCGAGAACAACACATTCTTTGCGGCCGACACGTTTGCATGCCGGTTCGCGATTGCGAAATTGCCATCGGATCGCGATGCGCTGTGGTTCTCGGAGCAGCAGGATATGTATGTCGAGCTGTTCATCGGCTTTCCCGCGGATGTGGGCAACTTCACGCCGGCCGACCTGACAAGCTGGATTTACGGCCAGGTCGATGACATCGAGCTCGACCCGGTACAGAACACTATTCAGGTGAGAGGCCGCGATCTGACGCGCGTGTTCATCGACACGAAAACGACGCAGAAATGGCCCAACCAGACGTCGTCGCAGATCGCCACGACGCTTGCGAAGGCGCACGGACTGACGCCGGTTGTCACGGCGACGACGACGAAGGTGGGCAAGTTCTACGAAATCGATCACGTCAACATGTCCGACGAGCGGTCGGAGTGGGACATCCTGAATTACCTCGCAAATAACGAGGGATTTCGTGTCTGGGTGCGCGGGCAGTCGCTGTACTTTCAGGCGCCGCCCGATCCGGCCAAGGCGGTGCCCTATCCGATCGTCTGGCAGCCGGTGACCGATTCTAATGGCTACCCGAGAGCAAACTTCGAGAGCATCAAGCTCAAACGGGCCCTGACGGTCTCCCGAGGCATTCAGGTAAAGATCCATTCGTGGAACAAGAAGTACGCGAACGGCTTCACTGTGGCTTTCCCGTCGAACGTGAAGACGATCAAAGTCGGTCAGTCGGGCGTTGGTAACGGCGCGCAGATTTACTCGAAGACCGTTGCCAACCTGACGAAAGATCAGGCTCTCCAGTATGCACAGAACTGGCATCGGCAACTCATCGCGCACGAAATGCGGATGCCCGACACAGTGATACCCGGTGATAACGACCTCGACATCACATCGGTCATCAAGTTTAGCGGCACGGGCACGAAGTTCGATCAGCTTTATTACCCCGACAGCATCAGCCGCACCATGACTTACGGCGGAGGGTATGAAATGACCGTGAGCGCGAAGAATCACTCCCCTGAATCGGAAGTTGCATCATGAAGGAATTCGCGGAGTTCGCCAACGCAGTCCGTCAGCAGGCGCAAATGTCGGGCAACGGCATGGCGTGGCCGCGCCTTGCGACGATCAGCAGTTACGACGCATCGAATTACGCCGTCAAGGTCACGGTGCAGCCGGTTGATCCTGCTGTGGGGCCGATCGATTCGAATTGGATGCCACTCGGCGCAATCGGGATTGGTAACGGCTGGGGCGTCGCTGTAGGGCCGCAGATTGGCGACCAGGTTATGGTCGTGTATGAAGGCGGCGACTTCAGTTCAGGGACCATCGTTGCGCGCATCTTCTCGGTCGCACAGCAGGCTCCGGCCGTGCCGAGTGGCGAGATATGGGCCGTCCACTCTACTGGCTCGTTCATCAAGTTCGTCACGAATGGCGATGTCAACGTGAAAGCGGCCGGCAATCTGAATGCGACCGTGGCTGGGAACATGACTGCGACCGTGACGGGCAACGCCAGTATCACGGCGCAGATCGCCTCCATTGTTGCCCAAACCTCGGCAGCGATCACGGCGCCACTCATCAAGCTTGGCGCGAATGGTCAGAGCCTACTTAGTTTCGTGACTGACGCGATGGTGGCGTTCTTCAACGGTCACACGCACACGTCCGCGTCTCCCGGCACGCCAACGAGCACTCCCAATCAGACGATGGGCAGCGGACAACTCACAAGCACGGTTAAGGGCGGCTAATGGTTGACTGTTTCCATTTCTATGGCGACGACTTGAACGTCTCCGCCACGGGTGACCTGTTGCTTGCCGATCAGTCAACGACCGGCGTTCAGCGAGTCTATCGGCGACTCCTCACGAATCCCCAACTGAAAGACCAAAGCGGCAATTCGGTTGCGTCGCCCGATTACACATGGCATCCGACGTATGGGGCTGGCGTCCCCCGCAAGATCGGCTCACCGGGCAACGTCCCGGTCACAACTGCGTTGATCCGCGGGCAAATGCTGCTCGAAAAGGCGGTCGCTCGCTCTCCTGCGCCGACCATCACCCTAACGCAAGTCGAGACGGTTGTCAGTGCCGTCATCAAGTACACCGACGCCCAGCAAAAGACGCCGCAGTTTCTTCAGTTCGACATCTCAATTTAATCCCACCGCACCCATATGGCGACTCTGAATACCCAGAGCCTGGCTTCGCTCGTCTCGGGCTTTGCTTCGGCGGTGCAAGGTTCCGCATCAAAGCTGGTCGATTTCACGATCGGCTCGATTCTCCGCGCGCTATCTGAAGCATCGGCTGGCGTTGCGCTGTGGCTGCAAGGCCTGATACTGCAGTTGCTCGCCACCACGCGACTTTCGACGTCGACAGGCAACGACGTTGATACGTTCGTCGCCGACTTCGGTCTCGAGCGTGAGGCAGCAGTCGCGGCAGTCGGGCAAGTCACGTTCGTCCGTTTCACGCCGACCAACTCCGCGACGATTCAACTTGGATCGGTCGTCCAGACGACGGACGGTACGCAAAGCTATGTGGTCATAGCCGATACCACGCAGGCTTACTGGAGCGTATCGGCGAACGCCTACGTGCTGCCGGCAGGCATTGCTAGCGGTGCGGTGACAGTCCAGGCGCAGAACGCTGGTGCGCAGGGCAACGTCAATTCAGGCACGATTACCGTGCTCGGTACGGCAATCGCAGGCATCGACACGGTCACGAACGCTTCCGCATTCACCGGCGGTGTTGATGCAGAAACCGATGATGCACTGAAGGCGCGGTTTCAACTCTATATTCAGGGTCTGCGCGAAGGCACGAAAAGCGCAGTTGCATCGGCTATTGCAGGTCTTCAGCAGGGCATCCAGTACACCCTGACGGAAAACAAGACGCTCGCCGGCGCAGATCAGAAAGGTTTCTTCTACGTCGTCATTTCTCCGTTCAGCAGCGCACTTCATGACGCCGTCTATCTAGCGATAGATGCCATCCGGCCGCTCAGTGTGACTTTCGAAGTCTATGCTGCGTCGAACGTGACGGCCAACATCGCAGTCACGGTCACGGTTCAGCCAGGATATACCCATGCGACTGTCGCGGCTGCGGTGCAATCCGCTATTCAGTCATTCATCGGCACCATTCAGATTGGACAGACGCTTTACTGGTCACAACTCTACGCAGTGGTCTATGGGGTAGCGGGCGTACTGGAAGGAACGGCCCTGACGATCAATGGCGGGACGGCTGATCTTGTGGCGACGTCACAGCAGGCGATCGTCGCTGGGACCGTGGTGGTGTCATGAGCGTAGGCGATCAGAGCGATATTGTTGCGCGCCTCAAATCCTACCTGCCGCGCGCGTGGTTCCCCGATGATGCGCCGGTCATGACCGCCGTGCTTAATGGCATGGCATGGGGCCTTTCCAGCCAGTACGCGCTGCTGACTTATGCGGGCCTACAGACGCGAATAGCAAGTGCCAGCGATGGCTGGCTGGACATTATCTCGAATGACTTTTTCGGCACCGGCCTGCCTCGCCTCACAAACGAGACTGACGGAGCATTCCGCGCGCGCATCCTCGCCAATCTGTTCGTCAAAGGTCCGACGCGACGCGACATGTCAGCGGTCCTGAAACTTATCACGGGGCGCACACCAGACATTTTCGAGCCGAGCAACACGACCGACTCGGGCGGCTGGGATGGGCGCTTCTACTGGGACAGCGGCTACGGTCGATGGGGCGATCCGATGCCCTACCAGTCGCTCGTGACCGCGTATCGGCCTACCGGTGGATTGCAGTCGCTGATGGAGTGGGATTATTTCCGTATGGCTTGGGACTCATACGGCGCGTGGTCCGATTCGCAAGTGACAAGCATCACCGACGCCACCATCATCGCCGCAGTCGAATCCACTAAGGCCGTTGGAACTGTCGTATGGCTTCGCATCGCTGACGGCCCCGTCGCGCCCTAACTCAATCCACATCGATTCACTGAACCGCCTTCGGGCGGTTTTTTCGTTTACAGGATCACAATGGACCGTCCAGTAATCTATACCGGCGAGCAAGGCCGCAGCACCGATTTCCTCTTCGGCATGCGTTCGGCTATGGTCGGATTGGCCAAACTCTCGAGCGCACTACTCGGCGTCAATACGCTAGCGCGCGGACTGGCATGCACACCGACGTCCCCCGCTTCCATGCAAGTCAATGTCGGCCCAGGTGAACTCTATGCGCTCGCCAACATCGACGGCACGGCATACGGCACCCTGCCCGCAGATACGACCCACCAGGTGCTCAAGCAG